ATAAATCTGCGTTATACTAAAAGAGTACCGCAGTTCTGGCGGGATTGTCTGGTGTCCAGGCATAAAGACTCTCTTAACCGGGAGTAAGCGGTGAGGTGACAATCCGCATAGATGCGCCGGAAAGATGACGCACCATTCAACCTACTCCAAGCCTTCCCAATTCGTTGAGAACGGGTGGGGAGATGCAAGTATAGTGGGAACGGGAACGCGGGACAAGAAAACAAGTGGGGATAAAGATAATGAAAATGATGGTCGGAAGCGAGTGGGAATGCAGATATGATGGGAACAATGATATCAATTATCAACCCATTGTCGTTACTGCGATATTACAACGTCCTGTAGCATTATTGTATCAATGGTCTCCTACACTGGAGTCTATTTTGGTTAGGCAGTTGATGATTGAAAACGCCTTATTACAGTTTAAGCCTACTCTAGATCAGGCTAAGAGAAGTTTAGATTACATTAAAAAGTATATGCCACTAAAAGTTGGTGTGCTAAACAATAAAGTAGAACAGGAGTGGTATTGGCAATGTAGTAGTCCGTGTGTTAAGTTAACAGCGGAAGACAAGCTCGAATACAAAAAATATTGGGACACGAAAGATTTTTATCCTGAACGAATTACCACTAAACTGACATGGTTTGTGGTAGCACATACAGACGGATTATTAAATTTATTAAACAGAATACATAGTATAGGTAAGGTCAAGACCAATACATACTCTCCTGTCTTAGAGTGGGTAGTTAAAGAAGTAGATTATGATTGGCATTTATGGCGTAGTTTGGGTACAGGAGCAAATAAGCGATACTACTTAAATAAACCAATTCCTATTAGATTTTTTAGCAAGAATAGGGCTATTCCTGACACTCAATTAATTATGCATTGGGGCTGGAAAGCTCCAGAAAATTTTGAATTTAATCAAGATAAATGTTATATGCCTAGTAAAAACATCTTGACTTCCATTGCGCCTACACCTCGACCCGTTCCTAGCTATTCAGTACCGGATTAATCCGGTACTGACATGACATTTGCAATAAAAGTATAAACCTAAGACACTACGAAATTAAATCCACATGCACCAATAACAGAAGCGTCTGGGCTGTTGTGGCGTACCACTTTGTATGGCGTTACCAGCCACTTCATAAAAGAAGTGGCTTTTCCCGTGTTTGCAGCATGATTAGCGAAGGTCAGGGAAACTATAAAGATAGTCGCACCATCCAACTTGTCGTATGGAAAAGTTATTTCCCCATATTTTGAAGTGACAGTGGGAACTTCTATCCCATCACCTAAAATAATAGTAGGGCCAATCGTAGATTTAACATCTACTCTGGCTACAATACCAGATGCAGGAACACTCAACAATGGTTCCCCATACACCTGATCCGCTTTCCAGATACTTGTATTGGCTTTGTCCTGTCTAAGTCCCACAAACTGGGTCTCTCTGTATAAGATAAAAGGGTGCGGACACAAGTTTAAAATTTTCATAGCTTTGCCTGGTTTTTGTTATTATCAGATTACAGCTTAAATTTTGTATTTGTCAACTTATTTACTATATTTCTAATGACAACTTTAACTGCGCCTAACTTCACCAACTCCTTATCCGCTAATCTAGACCCAAATATAGCCAATGCACTACAAAGTCTACTTAACTTACTGGGTGTCAATAATCTCAACTTAAACACCTTGACAAAAGAAGCGTCTCCGGTTTACAATGGAATGGTAAACAAAAAAAATCCCCCAAGAGAGCGGGGGAAAGGAGAACGTATGATAGCAAGTGCTATCCCCTTCTTAATATCATATAGAGGACTCGATTGTCAAGAGTTCTCGGTTTTTTTTCATATATTGGCAAGAGCGGGGAACGGGAATGGATGCTTTGAAAGCATTCCCAATATGTCTGCCAGACTGAAACTGGGAATTAAGTCCCTCAGAGCAGTCATTCAGAGACTACAAGAGTATCGCCTTATCTACAAGGCTGAAGACCGTCCCGGCTACACTTCCGTATATGAAGTCCATGACGAGTCTCAGTGGATGTCTGAGGAAGAAATAGAGCAAAAACGTAACGAACTTAACGAACTTAAACGCAAGAAAATTAAACCTATTAAGTCCGAAAGGATTAATACAGACATGCAAGATAGCCAAATCCGCAACCGTGCTAATGTGGAAAGAATTAGATTGGCAATAGAGAATCAATTTAACCAACAAACACAATTAAACGCAATTATGAAAGACCAAGAAACAACCAAAGAACTAGATGTTAAACAAGTTGTAGCGCAGGGAGTAAGTCAACAAGACGGCTTACACGTGTACCCCGGCACAATTGAAAAAAAGGTCGAAATTGACCGGGCTACCCAGGGCAAAAATGACGGGGGTATATTAAATATTGAAAATACAAATACAAAAAAAATCTTAGAGAGAGAAGAGAAGAAAGAGAACCCTCTCTCTAACAAAACTAGTTTAAGCGAATCCGAGGGGGCAAAAGAAAAGACGGAAGACCTATTTACAGATACTCCTGCTGGTAAAGAAAAAAAAGAATTATCTTCTGAACAATTGGCAATTCTCAATAAGTGGATACCTTCCGGGGCGCTTAAAAAAGTTTTTACAATTCGCGACGAGGATTTAGCACCGGTTGAGGAAAGAGAGCGTAAGCAAGCTGAGAAAAGACAACAACACCTCCAGGAACAGGAGCAAGCTAATACTTCCAAGAGGGTATTTGGTTATAACGGGTATGATGAATTTGGTCACAAAAAGACCTTTGGGCAAGAGGAAAGGCTGGAAAAGCCTAGGCAGCAGGCAAGAGTGTGGCATGCGCCTGTGGGAGAACATCCTAATTATCCAGTCTCAAAACCAGTGGTAGAGCAGGTTTCAGACGCTCAACCGGAAATCAAACCGGAAATCAAACCAGAAATCAAACCAGAAATCAAGGCAATTAATCCTGTTTTAAGTCCCGTTAGCAGTCAAAATGATCTGATACCCAATGAACAGGAATCAGAGGTCTTAGAGGCTCAAATAGTGCCAGATCAGGAAGTAATAGAAACAGCAGTGGTAAAAGTTGAGCAGGTGACTACTTCTGTATTGGCAAGATCAGTGGAGAAACCCAGACTAGCTAAGTTTGATGCTAATGACCAGAAGTTGATAGACAGGGTAGAAACTTACCGTAATGCGTTTGATCAAGGTAAAACCAACTTTACTCCATATCAGCTACAAGAATGGGCTGCTGTGGACGGTATGGAGCCAGTGATCAAGGCATACAGAAAGTCTGGGAAGCTTCTGCATTCAGCTCCTAATGATATTAATTTTAAGTTTATTTGTTGGCTAAACAACCAACATAGCCGTGGCTCTAATCAGAAAGACGATGGCTACGCGCTTAACTACATTAGGAAGATGGAGCGCACTCCTAGTGATTGGTCTACGCTGATGGCATTAGTAGCGCAATGGCAAGGTGGCAAGAAGCTTGGTAATAACTTTGGTAACTTCCGAATCTCTAAGCTTGCGGAATTAGAGGAACAGGAGCGCAATCTTAGGGAAATTGCTGAGATTGTTTCAAGGACTGACTTACAGTGGGAATACAATAAGGTGATTTAAATAAAAAACTCAAGCCACTTGACAATGTTTAAGATTGTGCCGTAAAGTGGTTTGAGTAGTTTGTTTTCCAGACAACTGGATTAATTATACCATGCTTACCAGCGAAACCAATTCTGTAGAATCAGCACCAAGTCCGTCCATTAAACCCGCTGTAATGCGGGTGTTAAACAATTTCGAGATTCTGTATAAAACCAAGTTTAGTGACTTGGTGCTGGCTTCATGGGTTGATGTTCTTAATCCGATTCCGGATGCTGATTTGATCAGTACTGGCATACGGGTTGCTCAAACATGTAAATACCTTCCAACCCCAATGGAGTTTTTGGAGGTATATCGGGAGGGCTTGCGTGCTAAACGGGAGCGAGAAAAAGAGGAAGTCCGAGCTAGGCTGCTTGGAGATTCCACTACCGCTTACAACAGACCTCACACAGAGGCAGAAAAGAAGGAGTACAGTATCTTTAGGCTTGCCATAGCACTTGAAGCTGGTAGACAAGAGGATCAGGATGGAAAAAAAGTTCCTTGGAAGGACTTTGATGAAAGCAGGCTTGATGCTGACATACACGACTTTTTTGAATCTATGAGAGGTATGTCTTTGGAATATTTAGAAGATCTAAATATGCAAATCCGAAGGTCAGACAAGAAGGATGCTATAAGAGACCTGGTTCGAGGTAGCGTATCAAGCCTTTTAAGCAGAGATCTGTAGGTATGAGATATTGACATTAACACTCCTGTTGTTTAATAATGTAAGCATAGTAATTTTGCTAATGTTTATTTGGGAGTGTTAATGTATGTTACAGATTGGAGATTTAGTTGAATTAAAAACATATCGTCACTATCTTGACGATGGATTGATATCTGGAGATAAAGGCGTAATTGAGTCCGAGATAACTTATGACAATGAGTTAATAGGCTACGTAGTGCGCTTTAGTAACGGATTAGAAGATGTGTTTGTCAATGTAAGTTTGACGGAAATTAAGCTAATTACCAGATTCAATGTAAGTAGAGTGGGTTTGACAATTAGCGGGTTGTTGATAGTTGCTACGGCTATTTTTGGATTAATCTCTTTTGGAGTTATCTCAGAACTGGCAGGAATAATTTTTTTAGGAATTATTTCTTTATTTGCAATAAATTAGTTTTTTGTGTTAACATAGTTTCAGGTTTGATTTTTACGACAGACCGTTACCTTCATTGGCTCCAATGTTTTAACTAGGTAACGGTCTTTTTATTTGTAAGTATTTTACTAGTATTGTTTTTATCTTTATTCCTAAATAAAAATATTTTTGTACTTAGATTCTAATTTGCATGTTTGCATGGTAAGTATTGGATGATTACCGGCATTAACATAAAAATAACCTGGTAGTACGACGATACCAGGTTATTAATTTTCCGATACTAAAGCCTGTAATCTTTAACCAAAACCCCAGCTATTTAAAGCGGAATAACCACGGCTTTCCAGCATCGTTTTCATCTGCTCAAAGCAGTCGGCATAAGGCTTGTAGCGTTCATGGTATTTACCTCCAGACTTAACCCCCCATAGCAGTTGAATTGCGCTTTCTTTCCCCATGTTTTTGTACAGAATATATCTCAGCAGGTGAAGCTTCTCTTCTACGCTAAGACTATGTTCCGCATCACACAGAGGCTTCACCTGCTCATCAAACAATCTGGATCCGAGAAGTTTCACCAAATAACTTGAGCGTTCAGCGGTAATCTCTATGCTAGAGGGATTGCTTACTGCGATTGGAGCCTCGTCTTTTGGTGGGTCTAGGATATCTAAGGAGTCAGAGGCTTCACCCAATCCTTCTCCCAATTGGCTGTATTTTGGGCTAGGCTTCACGGTGGGACTTGGTGAAGCCTGATTTATCATTACTTTCTTTTCTGGTCTTCCTAGTAGTTGATACACGTCTTCTACCCAAAGTCCTTGTAGTCTCTGATCCGTTCCAGTGCAACTATAATATAGGTCTCCTTTCCCAAGCAGTGAATGACTTGCGCAGTCATTGCCAATTATGATTTTGCCGTCCTGGAACGACTTGGTTTTTAGTGCCACTCTTACAGGGCAGTTAGAGCGTATAAGTGGAGAAACTACACTTGCATCCGGTCTCTGTGTTCCTAAAATAAAGTGTAAACCAGCACCACGACCTTGTGCTAATAATTGACGTAGTTGGGCGGTGAAATCTGCACTATATTCGTCGTCCATGAAAGCAGCAAACTCATCAAAAAATACGACTACTCGAGAAAGTTTTTGGACAGATGGCAATTTATTATATGCGTTAATATCCATAACTTCATATTTTTTAAGTAGACTATAACGACGACGCATTTCTGTATTAAGAACCGTTAACTGCTCTAATGCGTCCTCTTGAGAATCAATGATTTTAACGTGCGAATAATTCTGGAATTTAGCAAACCCAACTTGTTTCGGGTCTATTAAATAGATCTGGCATGCTTCTGCGTCAAACCTAGCAATAAGACTGCAAATAGCAGCCACCATCCATTCTGTTTTTCCTGAACCTGTTATACCACCTACTAAAACATGTGGTGAATCTGCATTAGATAATGATGCCTGTATTAATTGATTGTTTATATTTACTCCAATAGGAATTGTAAACGCTTCAACACTCTTGTTTAAAGAATTGGAATATTGTGGGTAAGGACAAAACTCTCTATCTTCGCGCGGAAAGTCTATGGCAACACCTCCCGCTTGAGCAGTAATAAAAGGCTCTGAATCAAGTCCACAATGAATTTGTAGATCCGCACCTAAACGTTTAAATTTATCAAAACCAACTCCCGCTGGTGGTTTGACTTTTATTCTGGTAAACGCAGGTGCTTGAATAGTCTCTACAATCTCTGCGTTCTTAATGCCAGCTCTTTCTAGTGTTTTTAGAAGATTGTAAGACTGTCCCTCTTGCCTTTCCTGTCCTTCATGATTAAAGTATCTAGGCGTTTCGTTGTCAGTATCATAGCTAAAACTATGCTTATCAAAGTATTGATTATTCTGACTATGTTCACTATTCTCTCCTGCGCCAGCTGCGACTGGAACAAGTAATTTTTCTTTAGCAGCAAATGGTTGTAGTATTCTGTTGAAAGAAAATGGCTTTTGCTGTCTTTGTTGTAATTTCTGTAGTCTTTGTTGCTTCTCCAGTTTTTGCTGCTGCTCATTTCGTATATCTTCCTCTGCTTGACTCTTGAAAACGTCTATACTTGCGTTATGATACGCAGTTTTGTAATTATCTTCCTCTATGGACAATAGTTCTGCCTCCCAAGCGTTTTTTTGGGTTTTATTGTTAAGTATTAGCGCATAGCATAGTGATACTAAACTTGTTGCAGTCCTAAGTTCTTTAAACCGCTGCCAAGGTAAAGTGGCAGGGATTAAAGTTATCAGAGTTATTAACGCTAAATGTGGCAAAACTGGTGTTTGCGTATTAAACTGTCTTTTCACTTTATCCCTCCATTTTGTACTTAATTAACCCAACCCAAAACAAATCCCGCGCCAAATCCAAGTCCAATGATTATGAAAAATTTTCTTGTACCAGGAAATAGCAGGCTAAATACAAATGCAAACACTACGACAGTTCCCAAAACTTGCAGTATGTTGGGATACCATCTGCTTAGGTATCCAGTTACCGCACCACAGCCTACCAATATCAATCCTTGATTTATGACTGAACTTGCTTTAGCGGATTGAACCAATGGTGATTCGTCGCTCATACAAAACCTCCTAAAATATGTCTGGGTGAATTACCTGAAATAGCCTTTTTACCAACGCCTCTGTAGCTTGAGGGCAATGCTTTAAACTCTCGTCTTTTCGGTATTAGCTTTTCGTTGGTACGGTGCATTTGCATTGCCAAATCTATGGTTTTTTGTTCTAGCTGGGCATTAGACTCGTAAATAGTTCTAACCGCATTTACCTTCATTTGCCCAGCCTGACAATATGTTTGTACTCTTTCTGCACGCTCCGTAAGTTCCTCAGCTTCCTTGATCATCTGGTTTAGCTGGTCTTCCGAAACATCCATGGTGTACTTATAGATTGGCTTGTGATTTTGCTGTATCAAATCTAGTAACTGTGTACTACCTTTTGATACATTGCTGTTTAACTTACCAAAGAACGCAAATATACTCATTTATTGACATTCCTAGTTACACACGTCGAATTTGTTTCGTTGCCAGTAAAACCTGTTACAACGTTACCTACTATTGTTGTAGCAGTTGTAATAGCCCATGCTATCCCAGCGACTGTTAGTCCAGAGACTAATATGGTTGGAACTTGACTTGGTTCGTAGTGGCGTTCTATGTGTGTCTCTGTATCTTCATACTTTTGGATAGACACTTCTTTTACTAGTCTCAGTTTTTGGGTATCCATAATCTGTTTTCCTGTTATTTTTTCCTGGACAATTCTTCTAAAAATGTAACCGCACCCCATAAAAAAGCAACTGCACCTATAGCAACTGGTATGACCGGAAGTGCCACACTAGCAGCAGCACCCGCGTAACCAATACTGGCTGCAATTCCAGTAATAGATCCAACCCCTAAAATGTTCTCGATTAGCATACGCACCCTTTTGTTCTCTAATAACTGTTGAAAGATTTTTATCTCAGTAGCTGTCTGAGTCATCTCTATTTGTGATTTTTGGATTTCAGACAGCTTAAATAATTGTTCCCGGATATCACTGGCTTTAAGAAGTTTAGCTAACTCCTTAGCCAGTTCTGGTGTTAACTCAGACTCCAGCTCCGCTAAAGCTATTTGTAGTCTGGTAACATTGACTTGAGTTGGCCTAGTAATTGATTCCGGGTTTGAGTCAACTTTTTTTGCTTAGCATAGACTTCGGTTAAGTTGGACTGGATACTCTTGGAAGTCTCCCCAAGATTTTCATTCAACTTCTCAATTTGTTCTGCTAATGCGTTTTGCTTGGCATTCAAGAATGTGTCATAAACAGTACTTTGCCCTCTAGTATATGCTTCTAAGGAAGATAAAGCGGCGTTAATACCGGTTACACCTGCTGTCATGGTGTCAGCAACACTCATTGTGTTCAGGGTTTCTGTGGCAATTGTGTTTTGAATTGCCAGAATATTACTAGCATTAGCCTGAACTTGTTGCCCAGTTGTCAATTCACCTCCTGAAACTTGATGAGCTTCTGGGATTTCTTGTGTTGGTTCACTCCATGTGTCTTCTTGACTAGATTGACTAGCTTGCTTTGCTAAAGCGGTTAGCTTTTGACCTAGTACGCTATCGGGCGATATATTAGGCAGCAAAGAATCTACTTTAAGTTGTAGTTCTGGATACTGTTGCTTGATCTCGCGTAATAAGTCGAAAGGCGCTATACCAATGGCATTAGCAAATTCTTTGATAGTGGTGGTGTTAGTTGAATTCATAGTTACCTCTTGAGATTTGTTCATTTAAGTTTTGAAGTTTTTCTTGAATTATCTGAGCCTTGTTTTTAGTCCGACGATAGCGATTAGTCAACTCTTGAATGGTTCTAAGTAGTTCTAGGTGCTGCTCGTTCTCAAGTGGTCTTCCGTTTAAAGATCCGGTGTTTGGATCCACATAAATTTTTAAAGGATCTAAAAAAGTTGCACCGGTTAATAATAAGGTTTGCACTGAGCGGACTGTGTTATAACCTAGTAGTCGAGCGACTTCCGTGCGGGTCATATCTGGTAGTAAAGTGTGTACTTTACTAGGTTTTGGCTGATGTTTCCTCCCGACTATCTTTGTTGGGTAAAACGTTATTTCTGACATAGCGAACTAGGTTTAGACTGGTTTTAACTGCTGGGTTAGCAGCTGCTTAGTATCAGTCCGTTGCCGGCGTACTTCCGTCTCGCTGCTGATTAAAAGATAAAACAAAAGCCCAAGGATGGGCTAGTGTTGTATGCTATCAATTTATGTAGCGTATAAGAGACTATAAAATAAGTCTCATAAGTGAGCTTTAAGTATAATCTTCAAACGCAAAAAAAGTTACACGCTTACCCGTCGTACTCCAGTATCTGTCGACTGTTTTTAGTTGCACGAGAACGCTAGGAGGTGGAGTCCGTCTATTCTTAGAGCTTTTGTCAAAACAGTAGCTCTTGACTGTTTGCTCACTCTTTCCTAGCGTTACCGCTAGTTCTGCATAGGTTAAATTGTACTTTTCCTTGAACTCAATCACAGCCTGTGCTGCTGTGCTTATTACTGGCATAATATCAGGCTCCTGCTAATGGTATATTGCTATTATTTCCAGAATACATTATCTTTAACGTATCTGCAAGAGTAAAACTAACTTATTTAGCAAAAAACAGGAAAAATAGGAGCAAACATGCAAATATCTATTACTTTACCGGACTATTACAATAGTATTATTGAGGCTATAGCACAAGAAACTGGACAATCTAAGTCTAGTATCGTAGCTGATTGCGTTAAAAATGGTCTTACAGGCGTATTAGAGACATTAAATAAGGCGCATGTTTATCAAAAGACATTGCCAGAAATATCTTTGCGGGAGCGGGTTGAACAGATTAGGGGTAATCGCAAAAATCAAGAGTAGGTATTTAGTCCAGGGAAGCCACCAAAGGGCAGGGTGTTAAACTGCCCAAATCTTAACTGACACGCTTTAAGTGTTTTAGCGCATACATCAAGATTTGAATCAGTTGTAGATTGATTATTGATTGTAAACATGTTTCCTGGTACGTAACCGCATTCTGGTGATCTATATCTCCAGGAGCATGTTCTAGACATAATCCGTGCAGGCAACGTGATTCCTTCTGTGTCAAAAGGTGTAGTTAGTCCAAACTTAACTGATTGATAAGTCTCTTCTTGTAGTTGTTCAATAACGTATATTTGATATGGCAATTCTTTTATACTGTCGTTTGCGTTAGGCTGTCCATCTAAAAACCGCTTTTGCGTAACTCG